TTCTCTGATTGTAATATTTCAGCATTTTCTCCGCACGTTCTTTTCTTTCTGCTTCAGTTGCTGTATTTTTATTAATTTTCTCAAAGTATTGTAACAGTCCCCATTTTGTTATATTGGCACTGTCAAATACCTGGTATTTTTCTAATTTTTTTTCCTTGTCATTCACATAATCCAGTACCACCTGGTTATATGTTTCCTTATCTATGCTGCTTTCAAAGTCAAAATCCTTTCCGGAAGTATTATCAAAAATCAGATCCTCCAATTTAAGTTTTTCCGTTTCCTTTAAAGTTAATTCCCCGTAGTCATCATAAATTACATATCTCTTTCCTGTAAGTCTTAGAGTCTCACTTAAAGCCCCCTGTACCATGTCAATCAGGGATGTTCCGTCTTCACGCCTTTTTTCAAAAACGTGTCCCGTATCTTCAATCTCTCCGCATGTAAGTTTAAAATCCTCTGCTATAAGCTTGACAATATCACTTGCCTTTTTACTTTTAAAAACATAATATGCCTTACTTTTCAGATACCTAAGCTGATCATATGCAGTTATACTTACTATGTTAGACTTTGTCATTTTTCTGACAAAAATATAGCCCAGGAACATGTTCTGCCCTCGGTATTTGAGACTTACCTGGTCGCCTTCCTGGACTCTTTCATCGAATACCATTTTGAAAGTCAGTTTTCCAGGTGTTGCCTTTCTTTCCCACAACACTTCAACACTGTCTGTCACAAGAGGCGATATTACAGTCTCGGTACTCTGACTTGCAATAATAAGTTCTATGTCCTTTTCCATTTCATATTTTTCTTCGGCTGGCTTTGATATGAATGATTTTATTTTGTTTCCTAATTTTTCCAGCATTCCTACCACAGCCTTAACTTTTCTGAAACGGCATTTGTGACCGCGGAAATCCCATTCACTTCCATAACTGTTTCTAGCTGATCCAGTCCACCTGTTTCACGTCTTACTATCTGCCACAGCTTTTCTCCATATTTTGTACTGCATATTTTCTTTTCAACTTTATCTGTCCATCTCTGATTTTCTGCACTTACAGTGCCGTCAGCATTTTTTTTATATATTTTCGGACGTGGATCTATAAACTCCTTGAAAGTCGCATCAACGTATACATCCATTCCCTCTTCAGCATTTTCCTCAATTTTTATATCTTCCAGTGATACCTTCAGATTAGTGTTGAAATATGCCCGTCCTGAATTCGGATAGTTCCTTATTATTATCAGCTGGAATGGTTTTGCCCTTTTCTTAAGATTTTTAAGTTTATCCAGGAAATAATTTGGTTTTTGGTAAACTCCTAAGTATCTGGCAAACGGATAACGCTGGGAAGGAATCATGAACTTAAAACTTATTTCTTTTAACCCTTCCTGTTTCAGCAGATTAAATTCTGCATCATTTATAAGCTTTATTACCTCATTCATGTTCTTGTGTGATACATTGACGGATGCCGGGGATACCGGCAACAAAATTTTGTCAATGTAAAAAATATACCCATGTGTCCTCATTAATCGTCATGCACCCCCTCTGCCGCAGTATGCACATGTTCAGCTATTCTTTCTCCAAGCCTGTCCATGAAATCTTCTGCATCCACTTGCTCTGAAATATCGTTATAGTTTGTCATATCTATTTTCACCTCTGCAGTTGTAAATTTGTTTACATACTCTTTTTCAGCAATATCCCTCAAATATTTCATGTCTTCGTCCATATCATCCATCTTGTCTGCCATTTTTTTTGTGTTGTCTGCAGTTTTTTTGTTATTCGGATCTTTTCCGCCTCCACCATCTTTTTTATCTTTTCCAGTTCCGTCATTTCCGACCGGTTTATCTTTTCCCGTTAACTTATCTTTGTAATTGTTGAATGTATCGGTTATACCTTGAATTCCTTTCCTTGTGTCACTTTTACCATCATCAAACGCTTTTCCTAAATCTTTGAATTTTCCATTTGCAAGTTTTGAAGCTCCGTCTATTGTTATATCCATTGCCCCGGACGGGTCGATAAATCCCGCATATCCAAATTTTGGTGCTTGTTTCTGTTTAAAATCCGTACTATCAAATTCTTTCATGGATTTTTTCTCAAGAAGACCAATGTCCTTCCATGTAGCCCTTTCGCCTTTGTTAATGCTGAAGTTCACTGAACCTGCATTACCAAAATGCGTTCCTGCAACTGAATCTATTACTTTACCTATTTCAGCTAGTCCCTTAAGAAAGCCGTTAATGAAGTCCTGTGCAAACTTGGCAACCGCATCTATGGCACTAAAAAACGCATCCTGAAATCCGTTTGCCGTGTCTACCGCACCTTTTCCTAGTTTATTAAAACCTTTTATAAATCCATTTGCTATATCAATAAAAAAATTATAAATTGATGCTAGTATATTGCTTACTGTAACCTTTAACCATACCCATGCCATGATTGCGGCATTTGCCAGCCAGTACCACGCCTGAATAAGCGCATTCACAAGCCATACCCCGGTGTTCCATATACCTATAAAAACATTTGCTACCACCGCTCCGAGCATAATAAACACCATTATTACAGCCGTTACTGCAATGATAAGGATATTCATGATTGTGACCCCTATATTGTAAATGACCGCTCCTAACCAGTAGAACATCCCACCTATCGCTTCCAGTGTACTCTGAGTACCTGTAGCCCACTGGACTATTACCACCGTCAAAGCAAGAACTGCAACGATAAGCCCTATTATAATTGCCGCAATCCATGTTCCAGGAAAGAGCCATGCTGTTGCATTCGCCTTTGCCTGAGCTGCCGCATATCCTGAAACTGCAAATGTAAGTGCCACGTTTGCAATTGATAAAATTGTAGTTGCCACATTTAACGCAATTTTAGCCGCAACATTTAACCAGTCTAATGCAGTCGAAATTCCCTGCCATGTCACATATGTAATAAGTGCGGCCGTTACACCCCATATGATTGGACTTATTGCTGTCCAGTTATCGGCTATGAATTTTCCTGCGGCCGCTATTCCATTAAAAACTCCCTCAGCCACGGTTTTAAGACCAAAAAATGCTATCTTCATACTATTTATGAATGACATGAATGCTTTTGAATTTGCAACCTGGTTTATTTTTTGAAGAATTCCATCCAGTTGCCTTATTGCAAAGTTTTTAGTCTGTATCCATATATCTTGCCATGTCAGGGGTAGCGTCTTAAATTTCTCGTTTATCTCCTCCCCTGCACTGAACAATGCATTTTTAATGATATTCGCTGTTATTTGTCCTTTTGCACCTAATTCTTTTAATTGTCCTAGAGGTACATTCATGTATTTCGCTATTGCCTGTGCCACCATAGGTGCATTTTCCATCACCGAACGGAATTCGTCCCCCTGAAGTTTTCCTGCGGCCATAGCCTGTGTCAGCTGGTACATTGCACTCGTTGCCTCCTGTGCACCGGTTCCTGAAACTTTAAATGCCTTGTTCATAAGATTGTTGAACTGTACAATTTCATTTGTATTGTTAAATGAATCCTTTGCAAGAAGTCCAAGCTTTGCCACCTGATTCATTGAATCCGTATATGCGACCCGTGCGTCATTTGCTGACTGGTATATCTGTTTCTTTAATTGTTCAGGTGCGTCTGACACAAGATTTAATCTTGCCGTTATCTGAGCATTCTGATCTGACAGTTCTATCGTCTTCTTCGTCGCCATGACAACCGCCGCAAGTCCGAATGCTGTCTTAAGTTTACCGACAATCTCCCCGACTATACCCTTAGTTTTACTCAAATTATTATTCAGTTGCTGGGATGTACCGACCATGTTCTGCATTTCATGCTCTGCAACGGCCAAATGCTGCCTCGCACTGACCAAATTAGCAGTGTTTATATTTATATTTTTCCCGCCAAGAGTCGAGATGGTGTTTATGGTCGACTCTATAGCCCTATTGATTGCCGTAAATGTCTGAGTCATTCTGTCGTTTAACACTATACTGTTCTGAATTGTCCCCATAACCTCACCTCCTAGCGTCTTCTATGGCGTGCCTTTCTTTTAGCCTGTTTTTCTTCTTCCTTTTCCTTCTTGACCTTCAAATCTATGCAGGCCATTATGAATCCCTTTTCATATATATCCATTTCGGCAAACTCCTTTGGCCTTATCTTAAGCTTATGTAAACAGTAATATGCATAGTTATATTCTGCTATGTTTGCCTCAATCAGTTTTTTGCTTCTTCCTTGATGTCATCAAGTGACAGATCCCATCCGTTTAGTTGCTGTATCGCCTGAAGCAGCACATTGTATTCCCCTGGTAAAAGCATGGCGTTTATAAGTTCTTTCGCATCCATTACCCCCCATGAATCCTGCAGTTCCTTATTATTCAGATCAGGGTATACTACTGCCCTTATAGTCATATCTGCAAGGTAACCCTGGTTATCTAGCTCAGGTACATATACCCCTTTGGCTCTTTTTACCTGTCTTGTATTCTGCTTTCTCAGTTCGTCGTCCAGCTCATTTGAGATAGGCTTTATTTCAAACTTTATAGGGTTTCCGTTTTCATCCTTGAATCTTTGTGTAACTTCCACCTCCTCATTTTTTGGTAATGCCGCATTTTGTCTTAAAAAAAATTTTAAATCCTTCATCTATATTATCCTCCTGTTATTTTATAATTAAAAAAAGGGAGCATTTAAACTCCCTGCTATAATTTCATTCCATCAAGATCCGTAAATTTGTCGACTATCTTCCAGTCTTCAAATGTAAAATCAAACTCATCTTCCAGATAATCCGCATCTGCATCAAACAGTGCAATTATTCCTCCGTCAAGATTACAGTCAATAAGCATTATTGTCTGCTTTCCGACTGATGCCGTAGGATCTTCATTGACAAGCTGCATGTCAAAATATACGTCTTTTCCTGTTCTAGTGTATTCCTGTAACAATTCCCTGAAAATGGAAGTGTTCATATGGAATGTCGCACTTCCTGTCCCTTTCCATCCTGCGGCCTTGTTACCTTTCCCTGTTTTTCCTAAAATCGGGACTTCAACCTTTGTTTTTTCCATCTCAGCTTTGACATTGATTGCCTGCATGAAACTGTATCTTCTGTTCCCAATTGTTACAAAACATTTGGCAAGGCTCCCCGATATGGCGTCCTTACCTTTCATGATAGCTGTATCTGCCATTCATTCCCACTCTCCTTTCTAGCTTACGATTACATTCATATATAGTTTTTCCATTGCAACGACTGGCCTTACGTTTGTTGTAACCAGTACGCTTTCCCTTGTTTCACCTTCAACGACTGTTATATCCGTCTCCTCATTAAAATCCCTTATTGCCCTTAAATCTTCAAGGGTTTCGTGATGTTTTCCTATATCTTTTTTCAAATCATTCCTGTCATATGAGGTGTTGTTGGACGAACCGAGATACGTTCCATTGAATATTGTTGCTACATCTATCGCTATCTGATCAAGCACTCTTATAACCTGTGCAAATGAAAAATCCCTGTTCTTTCTTTTTATGAACGACACAAATGAATTGATATCTTTCAGCACTCTTATTTCATCTCCAGTTTTATGGAATATGAAATATCCTGCTTTCACAGCGAGTTCCAGTTCTGTCTGAGTTTCATTTACTTCAAGCTTAAAATCTCCGTTATATTTTGTATTAGTCAAACTTCTGTTGACTGCACAATAAGCCTCAGCCCCTCCAACCCAGTAAACTGCCGAGTTTTCAGGGAAATCTGAATCCAGTGTCTTCGTTTTTACATTGATTACACCTTCATAATCAGGATCTGTTGCACGGTAAACGACACATACAAATTTTGCTCCTACCCTGTCTCTCATTCTTTTTGTGTACTGCACGTATAAATCCTTGATTGTTTTCTCGTTCGAATTGCATATCAGTACATTTATAAAATATTTGTCAATTTTATCCAGGAATGACTGATGTGATGAACCTGTTACAGTCCCATTTGTACCTCCTGTCATTGGAGTCCCCGCTGTTGCCGTAAGAGTTGCATCTGATTTAAAAATTACAAAGTCGTTGTTCTTTAAATCCTTTG